CGCTCGTCCATAGCGGCCACCCACTCCACCTTCTCCACGCCATACCGCTGGTACTCCTCCTTGGCGGCGGTGTTGAAGGCGAACATGGTTTCAGTACGGGCGATCAGCTTGGCACGGTCCTCGGCGATGCCTGTCGATTCCACCAGCCTCTTGGCCAGCTTGCTCATGCCCTCGCCCTTGAGGATGCCCTCAGAAAGCTGGACCTGGATGTTCTTGCCCATGTCCTCGGTGATGCCCTTCAGCAGGGCCAGGTTCCTCTTGTACAGGGTTTCTTTGACCAGGGGGTTCACCACGACGTCGCCCAGGACCGCCTGTACCCCGGCGGCCTTCAGGAGCGCCGAGGCGCGGGTCTTCCCGGCCTTCATGGCCTCCTCCACCAAGGACAGCATAACGGACTTGCCTGGAGCACCGATGTCCGTTTCGATCAGGAACAGCAGGTGGTCGCTCAGGTCGGCGAAGTTAATCTTCGTGGCCGCGTTCATGCGGTAGCCGGGGAGAGCCTCCAAGGCGTCCTTGCGGAACCGCTTGAACAGCTTGCCCATCCTCCGCTCGAAGGTGCGGATGAGGGTACGGCTCATGGCCGGGTCACGCTGGATGTAGCCGGAGTAGAACCTCATTTATCCTCCTACCAGAGGTTCTACAATTGGGTTATTGTCGTCCTCGAACCCATCCCCCTCGGTGTTGGGGGCGTCGACATAGTCGTCCTCGTCCCAATCGGTTTCCACCACTCCGAACAGGTCCTGCACGAACTTCCTGGGCAGAACGGCGAAGGGGTCCGACGGGGTGGAGGTCATTATCTTGGCCACCCACTCGGCGATGGCGGCCAGGTCCACCGGGTTCACTTCGTTGAACACCAGCCTGGCCATGCCCGGCCTGGGGGTGAGTTGATCGATGACTTGTAAAGTGAACGCACGGGCGAAGCGCTTTTGTAAAGCCGATATATCATCGTAGAATGCTCTGAGCTTCACATTGGCCGTGGCCTCGGTGGAGCCTCTGCCAAGACCCATCAATTCCTCGGGGACACCCAGAGCTGTGGACAATCGCATGGTCGCCCATTCCCCATACAGCTTAGCATTAGTTTGGCCCATCTGATCAATATTCACTATGTCGATGTCCCGGGTGGTCACGAACTCCTGCTTGCTGTTGAGATTGCGGAATTGCGCATCGATCTTGCGCATTATTTCTTCAGATACATCCTCGCCCTCTTGTCCAACCTTGATGTGGAACCTGGCGTTGCCATGGCGCTTGATCGCGTCTGCAGTAGACTTAGCGATCTCCGCATCCCAATGGATATCATTCCATGCCTGATCTATAATGGACGTCCCATAGACCGCCCCGCCTAGATTGTCCATGGAAAAATGGAAGATATCATTAAGATTGAACCGTATTTCTTCTGCGTTTATATCATACATATCTTTTTTGATGACCTGGACAATGCTCGATACGACCCCATATTCGTCATGCTCGAGCTTGAACGTTTCAGGGCTTCTCGGGACTATTCCTATTATTTTATTTGACGCTTCCCCCCGTCCTCTAACTAATTCATGGAAACAGTCGCCGTATACCTGAGCATCAATTATCGCCTGCGGTCCTATTATTTCAAAGGCTAGATTATCAAGCTCTTTTTCTACCATTTTATTTATTTCTTCAACTTCCCCTTCTATTCTATATCCATTGCTGAAAACGAAATTGGCCTTTACTCTGATCGCCTGAGATACCGGGCCGCCCCTTCTATAGATATCCCCAAGCTCCTTCATGTGCGCAAAGTTGCGGTCAGGATTGCCCCAGAAATTGTAGCCTGGTTGATCGCTCGATGATATCTTCGAGCGAGGATTCAGCTTAGGACCATATAACAATTCGCGGAGCTTCGGAACCAATGCCAATTTTAGACTCCTCATTAATAATATTGAAACACCTAGCTCTATATGTGCTATATGGATTATTTGCACTATTGGTACTGAGCGTGCCTCACGACATCGATTATCCGCCCGCGGTCGTATTGATTCCTGGCCCGGCGATCTCTGTAGATGAGCACATCGTATCCATAGGCCTGGGCCACCGACTCCAGGACCTGGCGACAATCGGTCAGCATGTGGTACAGAGTGGATTCAGCTATACCGCATTTGTCGGCAAGCATCCTGATCGATTGTTCCTCGTCCCTGTGCCTCGATACGTAGGCCAGGAGCACCAGGCAATCATCGATCGGCACCGTTCTTTCCTTGAGCATCATTTAGGTTCACCTCACTATCATTTTCATTAGCCTCGATGTCGAAGGGGGCTGGTCATACCCTGTTGCGATGGCGTAGCGCATCGCGTCGCAAAAGTGATTGAAGGCGTCCACCGGCGTGTCCAGGACCCGGCCGTCCTTGTCCTTCTTATACGAGTATCCGCGCAGCTCCTTGATCCCGTTGATGGCGCTGTGGTCTATGTGGAGCGGGCGCGACTTGATGGCGTCGATCCCGTACTTGATGTCCTTCATGGCCGGTCGCGCGTTTATACCAGCTCGAGCGAGCTCCTCTATGCGATTCGGCTCCGCGCTGTCGCATATGACCTCGATGTCGCGCGGCCAGTCGTTCTTCTTGATCAGGTCGTGGAGGAAGGCCACCAGGTCGGAGTTGGTCATGCGGGTTCGATAGAGGAGCTCCTTGACGTAGTGCTCCTTGTCGATGACGTGCAGGGACACGACCACGGTCGGGTCGTTGTACCCAAAATCTATGCCAAGCCTGGTCGGCGGTCCGTTGGTCCGGTCCGGCCAGGTGCGCGGGTCCTCGATGCGGTAATGCGAGTAGATGATGTTCTCGAGCACCCCGGGCTCCCCGAGGGTGTATATTCGATAGAAGTTGTGGTCCTTCTCCACGAGGGACTCGAGCGTCTTGATGTAGGATCGCGGCAGAAAGGGGTTGTCCTTGTACGTCGAATGATGGACCGCCACGGTGGGGTCCGGCTTTTGCACCAGGTCCGTGATCGTCCAATGGAAGGCATCGACCGGGTTGAAGGTGAGTATGATCTGGTTACAGCCGACCCTCCTGGTGCGGAGGTCCAGCTGCAAATAGTCCTCCTTGGTGAGCTCGGTGGCCTCCTCGATCCATATCAGGTTGGCCTCGAACGACTTGATCTTCTCCGGGTCATCCAGACCCTTAAAGAACATGACGCTGCTCCCGTAGCGGATGGTCAGCTCGGACTTGTTGAGCTCGTACGGTACGCCCCACCTGTTCAGGGTGTCGAGCACCAGCAGGAGCGCGGTCATGCGTAGGGATGGCAGCGTCTTTCTGATGCACAGTATCCGCAGGTTCGGGCGGCTGATGAGCTGGGAGCACAACCATTGAGCGGTGCTGTACGACTTGCCGGACCCGGCCCCTCCGTAGAGGACGAGCACGCGCTTGTCCTGGTTCTTGCGGAAAAAATCGAAGAACGTGGATAGGGCGGTTTCGCGTATCTCCATGGGGCTCATCCCGACGTTTGGTCATCATCGCGGGACCGCGGCTGTTGGGGGTCCATCATCTCGAACACTATGCGGAACTGGTTGTTTATGCACGGCTCTGTCGAGAGGTCGCTCGTGGCCGAGGTGGCCTGGATGGCGTTGATTATGTTTGGCGCCTGCTTTTCGGACCAGCGCTCGGGGTCCCGGTTGTATAATATCATTTTTATCGCGTTGATGTTTCCGGAGATCGCCGCCTGGTAGAGGGCGTCCTCGACCGCTTCGAGGCTCTCGCGCTCGGCCAGGAGCTCCTCCCTCCTGAACTCTGGATGGGCCTCGCGATACGCGTACACTATCTGCCTGGACACTCCGACGGACTCCGCCGCTCTGGTCGGCCTCAGGCCCTCCCTGAGCGCTTGGAGATACGCTTCCCTCCTCTCTTTGTTAAATTTGTATGGTCCGCGGCTGTTTGGGGGCGCAGGAGTGATCGTTTCGGATTTAGTGATGACCGCCCCCCAATACAGCATGTTGCCGCGCCGGTATTTCATGTCCATGATGATCCGATAGGGCCGTATGTAATCGACGAACCACGGCTTTATGTGCTTGGACCAGTACGAGTTATACACCGCTCGTCTTTCGTTGGCCGTTTCGAGCTTCTCCTTTGTTCCGTCGGCGTGGATGTATATCCCAGTTCGCAATATGGCTTGCTGGTGGCCGTCTGTGAAAAAGAGGACCATCGTTTCGCTCTTGTTGGCCTTGGCCCAGAACTCCCTGAACGACGTGTATGGCTCTGAGTAGCTGTCAAAGTCGCACAGCTGAAATTCCACTTGCACGTCAGGGAATGGCCATTCATCGCAATTCGCTTCGATAATGGTTTGGCCGGGGAGTCGGGAGAGGGCTGTCTTCACTCTGCTGGGGTCTATGTCGGCCCCGTATATCCGGTAGCTCTTGTACAGCTCAACCGCTATGTCCCCGTCCCCTATGAAGGGTACGTACACGTTCTCGATATGTTCACCAGGTACCTCCGCAATCAGGTTCTTCCTGAGCAAGAGTTTTCTGTACATGTCGACATGCTGTTTCTGCTTGGGTGCTGTGTCGGTCGTCAAATGGGGTACTCTCCTTTTCAGTTAATGGGATCGAGATGGCCGCCCGGAGGTCGTCCTTGAAATAGGCGTCCTTGCCCATGGTGCGGGTCATGATCACCGCCCGGTCCCCGAAGTCTCTCCAATCGGTGGTGTTCTTGACGTGGTTGAGACGGCCTATCTTGTACAGGTCGATGATGTCCTGGTACTGCTCCATCATGCGGAGGGTCTGGTCGGGATGATAGACAGGCTCGAAGCTGACGAAGGTCTTGATACCGGTG